AGGCTGTCTGCGATCTTCGCAATACGGCCCTGCACCTTGTAAAGCGCCTCCTGCAATTTCAGCGCCCGGCTAAATGCACTGTCCTTGCTGTACATTCCCATACTCTGCACAGCCCCGTCCTTTTTGTCCTTTCCCCGCCCTCCAGGCACTCTCATGTCCATCAGGCTGGAGATATATAGGCTATCTTCCGGGGCGCTTTCATACTCGGTGATCTTCGCCAGTATCTTGTGTTCCCGGAATTTCAGGATTTTCATTTCATGCTCCAGGGCCTCTTTGCTTTTCAGCGGCGTTTGCTCCACAAGCTCCCGCTCGCAGTCCGTCAGCATATCAAAAAAGACGGCGCTGTACGCTCCGTCCTTCTCCGCATTCTTGTTCCCGACCGGTGCGCCCGGATGGCTCCCCGCGGCGTTCTGTTTCCCGGCGCTGTTCCGGTTCCCCGGCTGGCCGCCCCGCTTTCTTTTTGGCAGTGCCTCGTCCCACTTGTCCGCCGCTTTCCAGTTACGCAGCGTTTGATAGCCCACGCCTTGCTCTTTTGCCAGCTCCCGCAGGCTTACTTCCTCGCCCCTCGCTTTTCGGGCGATGTATTCAGCCTTGGCGGTGTCGCGCTTTTCGCTCCGCTTCGGCATTTCACACCTCCAAATGATCGTGCGCCCCGGCGCAGCCTACAAAAATACCCCGCGTAGGTACGCAGGGCTTCGGCTTGCGCAGGGCGCATCCAACAGCAAAGCCCGCAGCGTTTCCGCCACGGGCTTTATTGCACACTATGATATTAACACAGAAAACCTGCGAAAGTTGCTAACTCCCAAAAAAATTTTTAAGAGACGCAGTTATATGACACCATCCCAAGGAGAACTGTCAGCAAAGTGTTTTCATGGTTCTGGTCATTCAATACCTCTATTTGTGCCATGTAATCGCCATAGCCGCTAATATTCAGTAGCTCTTGCAGGCTGTTGGACGCTTCCGCCGTTGTGTCCACGATCTCCTCCCACTGTTCTACCGCAGTCGGCACCCCTTGCTCCGCCAGCATCGCACAAGCTGCCAAGCCGTCCTGCCACACGCTCACAGTGTACACATACCCCTCTAAGTCAATCTCATAGTCGTTTCCAAATCCAGATAGCGCCTGTGCAAAGCGCTCCCGCAGTTCATCTTCACTGATTTTTTCTGGCTCTGTATAGTTCGAGATGTAGTCATCCTCCAGGAACAAGTATTGACCCACATCCTTTTCGTCTATTTGTACCAGCGGCCCTGTCATGGCTTCTCCGTTTTTCCCAATTTCATATTGCACACTTGCGTTCTGATCTTCCGGCTTCATGACCACAGACAGCGTGTATTCCCCAAGCAGGTAATTCCCATTATCCCAAAACATATCGCTAACAGCCTGCCCGTCCTTAACCTTTACCGTTTGCTTCTCAGAATAACTCTCCTCGTTGCTCAGTGTCAATTCCAGTTTTGTCCCGTTCGGCAGGTTCGTGTTCACCGCAAACACCGGCAGCCCTGCATCTCCCGACACTTCGATTTCCATTTCTGCCTCGTACTGTTTCAACGAATAATATGTGATCTCCACCGCATCGGTTCCCTCGTGCCGGTCTCCTTTGCGGAACAGGTTTTCACCGTTCACAGTTATCTTTGTGATTTTTCCCGCATCATCAGCAGAACTCGTTTCCTTTATGTTCTCCTGAATATTGGTAAATCCGGCTGCGGACAGAGCTTCTATGGCCTCTCCCGCCGTTTGTGTCTGCCACCCGTCACTTCCAAATGGAAGGTCGGCTGGATTTTCATATTTTGCTCCGCACCCAGACATAAGCAAAAGGAGCGTTCCCATAAATAGTAGAAGTACAATTCCTCTTTTTGTTTTCACTGCGTCGCAACCCCCTTTGTATAAAATAAAAAGTGCGGCTACCGAAGCAGCCGCACAAAAACACAAACTCCGATAGTCGCCAAACCAATCTGCGCAAACGGGTCTCCCCATACGAACAGAAACGGAATTTGCATTTTATCAAATTCACTCTGTTCGCATAGGCGAATACCCAAAAGGGTATAGTAACCCCTTTGGATTTTGTTTGCGCAATTATTCAGATTGGTTTGGCCTTTGTATTATATCGCATTTTGTCGCAAAATAAAAGTGCTTTTCAAAATAATTCCTTATTCATTTCCCTCTTGTGCTATCCATTGCATAGCCCATGGGGGATTTTTTATGCCTTGCTTGCTCATTCGCCCCCGTTTGTCGCATTTTTGACCCCCCAGCTATTTCCCGGCCCGGCCCCAGGGAAGCGATTTTTTGACCCCTTACCTAAAAAAATTTTGCGCTTCCGAACCCGCAAGGCTTGGCCTGCGGCCCAGCAGTACCTTTCGCGGGCGCTGGCGTTCCGATTTCGCGCGGGCGGGTGAGGGCGCGGGCGCGTTTGGTGTGATCTTCGGCCTGGCCGCTGGCGTTGGTGCTGGCCTTGGCCGCCTGTTCTGCTCCCGCTGGTGGTGGGCTGCCCCTGCCTGGTGCGGTGGCTACTGTCCGGTCTCCCGGCTGGCGGCTCCTGGTTGCTGCTCCTGCTGCCCCTCTGCCTGCTGGCGGCTTGCGCTGCCCTGGGCCTGCATGAGTGCGCCCCACCGCCCGCGCCCGCATAGGCCGCAGCCACCACGGCGGCGACCTGCCGCCCACGGTTCCGGCTCACACCATGCCACCCCGGCCCGATCTGCCGCCGCCGTCTCCCGCTGATCTGCCGCCCGTCCTGCCCCGGTTCCTGCCCGCCGCCGTTCTGCCGCCGATCATGCCCAGCCGCCCGGCGGAGGGTTTTATGCGCCCGGTCTGGTATCTTGATAGCCTGGATATATACGCCCCCTATAATCCCCCAATCACAGCATTTTCCACAAAAAATCACCCCGGAAATTTGTGCAAAAAAGCTTCCCCAGTCCCCCCTAAAGGGGGACGGGGGAACGGTTTTGGCCCTATTGACGGCCCGGAAAAATGCCGCTATCATCCGAGGCAAGCGGAGGCCACACGGCCCGCCGCCCAGCGAACCGCCCAGGGCCACCACGGCCCAGGCGACCAGAAAGGGGAGGTGAACATGACCACGCCAACAGCAAGCGAATTGCTTGTACAGCAGGCACGGGAGGCCGAACGGCTCCGGCTCTTGCTACTCGCCAGCGAGTGCAAAGACCTTGACGAGTTCCGCCAGCGGCTCCGCGATCTGCTGAACAAGTAAAGCGCCGGGCCACCCCACCAAGGCACGGCCCGACGCTCTCAACCACGGCACGGGCTGCGAGTTCGCCGCCGCCCTGCCGCTTGTATTCTACCACCGCCGCCGGGGAAAATCAACGCCCCGGCGGGGCGGTTCAAAAAAAATTTCCCCCGTAGGGGGAACCCCCAGTCCCCGAAAAAAATTGCAAAAAAGTGCTTGACAAAACGACACGCAACAGTGTATGCTGAAAGCACAGAACGACACGCAACAGTGAACAGGCCAACGAGCCGGAAAGGAAAAACACCATGACAAACAACGAGATCATCTTTGAGACCGTCCGCGCCAACTTTACCCCCGCCCAGCTTGCCGAGCTGGTCGCCGCCACCTACACCGCCGAGCAGATCGCCGCCCGCCGGGCAGGCGTGAAGATCACCGTTGCCGAGGGCAGCGACGAGACCCCCGACGCCGTGTTTCATGCCATGCTGGCCGCTGACACTTTCCACACTTTCGCGGAGTGGAAGCGCATGGGGTACAGCGTGAAAAAGGGCCAGCACGCCGCCCTGGTGTGCAACCTCTGGAAGTACACCGACAAGCCCGGCAAGGCCGCCAAGGAAGCCGCCGCCGCTGCTGGGCAGGACGCCCCCGAGACCGACCCCCATTTCTATGTGGCAAAGTCCCACCTGTTCAACGCCTTGCAGGTTGAAAAATCCAAGCGCTGACCCAGCCGCCGGACACCTTAGCGGGCCGCACCGGACAAAGCGACCCGACCCCAGCCCGACACCGGGCCACACAAGAAAAAAATAGATGATCTGGAGGTTATCAGCATGAAAAAGTACATGGGCATCTACACCAACGAGGCCGCAAAGGCCCTGAAAGGCTCCGAGCGCATTATCTGCCGCGTGACCGACGACGGCGCGATCTATGTTACCAACGGCTTTATCGCCTATAAGATGAACCCCCCGGAGTATGCCGCCATCGTCCAGCCCGTGACCTGCTGCGAGGCCGGTAACTACACCATGCAGAACGGCGAAAAGGCCGCGGATAACGGCTTTGATCTGGTCAAGCTGTTTAACGAGACCGTGGAGCAGACCGCCAACGCCCCCGCCCTGGAGCGCTGCCCCCTGACCCTCCAGGCAGGCAAGGCCCCTGCCGCCAGCTACTACAACCCCGCCGCCGGTGTGGCGTCGTTCTACAACGCAAAATTTATTGCGGCGCTCACCCCCTCCGCAACGCTCCGGGCCACCGGCGCGATCTCCGCCGCCGTTGCCTATGTGGGCGGCGAACCCCTGGCCCTGGTTCTGCCGATCAAACCCGAACCCAAGGCCGCCCGGGCCGTCAAGGCATACTTTGCCGAGTGTGACAACGGCGCCACCGCCGAGGCCGACAAACTCCGCGCCGAGCTGGCCCAGGCACAAGACGAGCTTTCCGCTGTGCGCGGCGATCTTTACCGGGCCACTAACAAAATCGCCGAGCTGGAAGCCCAGCAGGCCGCGCCCGCCGCCGAGCAGCCCGAACCCAAAACCGCCGCCGAACTGATTGCCGCCCGCTTTGCCGATCTGGCAGGCGTCACCGCCACCATCAAGGGCGCACAGACCGCCGCGCCGGTGGTGTGGCTGGCCGGAGACACCGAGCGCCACGCCGACGCGATCAAGGCCGCCGGGGCCAAGTGGAGCAGCAAAAAATCCGCCTATTATGTCCGCGTCGCCTGACACGGACCCCGGACACCTTAGCGGGCCGCACCGGACAAAGCGACCCGACCCCATGTAAAACCCGCCGCCCAGGGTAAAGGGCAGAAAGGCCAAAAATGAATATGAGATTGACCGATTGGAACGCCTCTCTTGCACACGCCGCTGAGCTGGTAGACAAGTTGAACCAAAACGGTTGCAACGCCCGCGCCATTTCCTACTCCATGTACGATGGGCGCAAAGGTATCGCAATCCAGCTTTTCGATCGGGAAAACAATTTTTCTACCGAGTTCAAAACCGGCATTTTCTCCACATTCGGAGATATGAAAAACGCCCTCAACGCCTGCTATCATCGCGCTATGTCTGCCCAGTTCGGTAGAGTATAAGCCACCCACCAAAGCACAAAACGAGGAGGTTTTCACCATGGCAGCAATCGAGCGCAAAATCAACGGCACTTTTGCCCCCGTCCCCGGCGGCTACGCCCAGCAGATCAACGAGCAGACAACGCTTTTTGTCCCGGAGTTTACAGTTGCCCGCTACGACACCGAAACCGGTGAGCTTTTCGGCCACGCTCCCGACTATGAAGCACTGGAGGCGGCAAAGTCCCCCGCCGTTCACGCAGACAAACCCGGCGAATATTCCTATTGCTACGAAATGGAAAAGGCCCCGACAGGCTGCGACTTCTCCGCCAGTCTTTCATACTACGGCAAGCATTATTATCTCCGTCCGCTCCGCGACGATCTCCCGCAGCTCCGCGGGCGCGGTATATCCTACGACGAGCAGCGCAGCACATACACCGTCACCCGCCGCGCCTATGACAAGCTCAAAGAGCAGTACCGCATGAGCTTTGAAACCTGTCTTGACTGACCACAACCCCCGGACACCTTCGCGGGCCGCACCGGACAAAGCGACCCGGCCCCAGGCCACAAGGCCAAACCA